CCTAATTCAGAGTTTATGTCTTTCACTCTACCACGTCTTAAACTGTCTACAGATACTAAAGATGATGGTGAGAAAGGTATTGTATCTCAAAACTCATTCCAAGCTCTTAAAGGTAATGGTGTAAATGGTTTTGAAGCAACAACAATTATGATTCAAGATTCTACTCTTGTTTAACGAATATAAGGTTATTCAACCTTAACACGAATAACAACAAGGGGGTGAACCTCCCCCTACTATTAATTTTATATTTTATTTATTTTGAGGAAAAACAACATGGCTTTTGATATTAAATTAACTAACCTTTCAGAGAAAGCAGAAGCAGGATATGAGTTTGAAGTAAAGCTTCCTGATGGCAGTTCAACTGATTTTTACATTACTGTTCGTGGTAATCAATCTCCAAAGATTAAGAAATTCAGTAAAGACCTTTTCAACAAATTACAAATTAAAGAGTTGCAAGCTAAACGTAAAGGTAAAGCTGAACAACCTATCGACTTAGATGAAGCAGAACAAACACTCATTGAATCAGCAGCAGCTCGTGTAATCACTTGGAAAGGTTTAGAAGATGATGGAAAGGTTGTAGAACCAACTCCTGAAAACATTACACGGATTATGGCAGACCTCGATTGGGTGCGTAAACAAGTTTTAGATGAAAGTGATAATGATGCAAATTTCATCTAAGCAATATTCTTGATGACTGTATTGAGTATTGCCAATATCAGATTGAACACACAGAAAGAACATCTGACGGGTCAACTGTAAACGATCATATAGAAGCAGCTAAGAATAACCCTTTTCTTGCTTCTATGGGTGTAGTACAAAACACATTACAAGAAGCAACAGAAAGTGAACCTCCTCAACTTCCTAATGCTGCTTTATTTGCATGGTCGTATTTTATGCGTCTTCATCAAACTAGGCAGTCAGGGGGTTTTGGAGGTTTTTCTGCTATTAGCTATCAAGAAATGCTTGCATTCTTTACCTTAGAACAAACGTTCCCCGAACCTTACGAATTAGAGCTTATCAGGGTTTGGGATAGAATGATGATAGAACACTACAATAAAAAACAAGAAGATAAGCCTTCCACAAAGAAATAATAAGTAAGATGTAAGGAAGAATTATGGATTTAGTTAAAATAGGTTTTGTTGTTTCAGCTAATGGTTTGAAAGATGCTAATAAGGAGATAGACAACCTTTTAGCAAAAGCTGATAAGTTAAACGCTTTAGGTAGTGGTGGCGGTAAAGGTGGGGGTTCAGGAGGTTCAGGAACTTCTCCACGCACTAAGAAGTTGAAAGACGAAGCTAATGCTGCTGACAAAATGATTCAAAAGCAACAAACGATTAATCAACTTTTACCTTACATGGACAAGGGTGTAGCTAATCTAGCTTCGTCTTTTTGGTTGGTCAGAAAAGAGGCTCAGTCGTTTAACAAGTTCTTGGACATAATGAGTGGACAAGATGCTATCATTAAACAGAAGAAGCAAACAGAAGCTTTAGTTAAAGAGCAAGAGAAACAAGCTAAAGCTTTAGAAAAGCAAAAGACTGTAGGTGAGTATCTAAGTAAAGGATTAGATAAATCTACTGCTACATCTCTAGCTAATTTCAAACAACTAAAAGCTAGTGTTGTAGATACAAACACTATGTTTACCTTATTAGGTAACAACTCTTCTTTAGATAAAGCCAACAAACAAGCTAAGGCTGTCAATGATTCTCTTAACAAGATGAGACTAAACCTTGATTTGGTTGGTAAAGGTTTCTCTGCTTCTGAGCAAGCGCAACTTCGACAATTGAAAGTTAATGGTGCTAGTAATGCAGAGTTAGAAAAAGCTATTGAGCTTATTAAGAAAAGAAAACAAGCAGAAGTATTAGCTGACTATCAAAATCAAAAAGCGTCTCTCTCAAGAGAATGGTTGGCTGCTTACGACAAAGAGATTGCAGCTCGTGTAGCGAAAGAGAAAGAAGCTGTTGCTAAGATTCAGCAAATTAGAGATGATCACGAAGCTAAGTCTAAACAATCTCTTGGTGGAGGCATTCTAGACCAAATTGGGCAGAAAAACAAAGACCTTGAGCAATTAAAAAAGAAATATCAAGAGCAAGAAAAAGCTGCTGCACAAAAAGTTATAGATGATGCAGAAAAAGCAAGAGAAAAGAGTAATGCTGCTAATCAAAAACAACACCTCAAGAACATGGAACTCTTAGAGAGAGAAACTGCTGCTCAGAAAGCTGCTGCACAAAAAGTTATTGCTCTTGAACAAAATAAAACGAAATACATTAAAGAGGGTTATGGTAAAACTGATGCAGGAAGATTAGCTCGTTTAGAAGTGTCAGGTGCAGATATAACTACGTTAAACAACTACAAGGATGCTATCAGAGCTACAACGAGAGCTACACAAGCATTAAACCCAGTTGTTCAGGAAGCTACAGTAAGGCATAATAATTTCTTAGGTCAGATTAAAGGTATCGCAGCATATGCTTTATTGTCTACAGTTATCTATGGTGCAATGACAGCAACTCTTAACCTGATTGCTGCTACAATTAAATTAGCAGATGAATACACATCTACACAACAACGTTTAAAACTTTACATTAAAGATGCTAAAACGTTAGGTGAAGTAAATACTTTCTTAGCTAAATCTGCTATTCAGAACAACGTAGGTTTAAGAGAGAATGCAGCATTGTATGCTAAGTTAGCTCCTGCTATGCAACGTATTGGTGCTAATACAGCAGCAACGAATCAAATAGTAGATGCTTTTGGTAAATCACTTCGTATTGGTGGTGCTACAGCAATGGAAGCAGCGTCAGCTACTATTCAGTTTGCTCAAGCAATGGCATCAGGTAAGTTAGCAGGGGATGAGTTTAGATCAATCTCTGAAGCTTCTCCACGCTTCTTAAAAGCTATTGCAGATGGTAGTGGTATTGCTGCTGAAAAACTTAAAGCAATGTCTTCAGCAGGAGCTTTAACAACAGAAGTAATTGCTAGAGCTTTAGTTAAAGAATATCATAACTTATCTAAAGAGTCTGAAAGTTTAGGCTACACCTTAGAACAAGGCACAAACGCTTTAAAAACAGGTTTCATGGCTTTAGTTGGTGAGTTCAACGAAGGTGTAGGAATTACTAAATACTTAGGTTCGTTAATGGCTGATCTAGGTGTTAGTATGATTGATGGAGCTAAAGCAGCGAAAGAGAACGGTGAAGCCGTACGTGTGTGGTTTATCCGTAACGCTGATAATATTAGTACTCTAGTAGAGGCGTTTAAACTGTTATCTACAGTTATTATTTCTCGATATGTTGCTGCTTTAGTTATTGCTCGTTTTGAGAGTATGAAGCTAACTTGGCAAACAAGTGCCTTAGCTGCTGCTCAAACCAATGCAATGAGAGCTTTCGTTATAGGTGCGACAGCAGTTACAGCTTTCGGTAGAGCAGCTAGTGCAGCTTTCGCTTTCATGGGGGGTTTGCCTGGAATACTTCTTACGTTGGCAGGAACAGTTGCCGCTTATGTAATGTTCAATAAAGAATCTGAAAAGACAACTAAATCACTTCAAGAACAAGGTGAAACGATAGAAGATGTAGTTGCTAAGTATAAAGAACTGACTAAGATTCAACAAGAAAAAGCTTTATTAGATCAACGAAAAAGTGTCGAGGAAAGCACTGAAGCTTACCTAGATCAGAAAGACGCATTGATTACAGCAGCAGCTCGTATGAAGTACTTCAACCAAATGACAGGATTTCAATCGGATGTAATTGATAAGTTAGTTCTTTGGTATAAAGATGGCAAGATTACGCTTGAACAGTTTAGTGGTGCAATGAAAGCACAAACCTCTTTAACTCAATCAAGTAAAGATAAAATCACTGACCTAACTTCTGGCGTATCTGAAGCTGAGAAGAAGGCGGCATCAGCGTCTAAGGTGTTAGAAGCTTTAGGTTTAGCAACTAAAGGCGCAGGAGATGAAGCAGATATTGCAGGAAGTAAGTACAATAAGTTCTTAACTGATGCCGAAACTCAGATTAATATTAATAAGCTTGCTGCTCAATATATGGTTAAATATAACCTTGACCAAGCTAAAGCTGTTGATCTAGCTAAACAAGCTCTAGCTTTACAAGCACAGAAAAAAGACATCACCCCTGCTGAAATTAAATCTCAACAAGATTTGTTAAAGACAGAAACAGCAATGGTTGATATTACCAAAGCTCGTGCTGAAGCTGAGAAGAAGTTAAATAAAGAGAAGAAAGATGACGATAAGGATTTAAAGAAATTCTCTAATATGAAACTTGAAGCTCAAACTTACTATGATGTTCTTCAAAAAGTAAATAACTTAGATATTGCTCGTATTGCTAGTCAAAAAGAGTATATTAATATTTACAAAGATAATCTTGCTGTTGCTACTGAGTTAGCTAACATTCAAGAAATGACTCGTAGAGAAGAAAATCGTCAAGAGTATAATAAATCTTTAAGAGATCAGATTGACATTGTAGAGCGTTTAAATATGTTCAAAGCTAATGGTGTAAATTATGATGTTGCTAAGATTGCTGCTGAAAAAGATTACTACGATGCTTATACAGATACGGCTAAAGCATTGGAAGTTGCAGAAGCCAAGAAAGCTTTAGCTCGTTTTGATATGCTTGGTGATCTTGAAAACGAAACATTATTACTAACAAAGGTTCTAGCTCTACAAGAACAAGGTGTAAGTTACGACGTTGCACGATCCCTTGCTCAAGCAGGGTTTGCAGCTAATTCTGAGGGGTTGTTAGCAGCTTCCCAGAATATGCACAATACTTTAGTTGCACAACAATATTCCATTGCAGATCAAATCAAACAACAAACTTTACTTAATTATTTCCTTAGTCAAGGGTTAAGTTTAGAAGAAGCGACAGTCAGAGCTTCCTATGCTAGATTGGAGAACATTCAGAAAGAAGCAGGGTTGAAAGGTTTGTCTACAGAACAAAGGCGACTTCGGGCTGAAACTGTATCCATGCAAAAACAACTTGAAGCCAAGAAAGCTTTATCTGATGTTGAAGAAAAGATTAATGCGTTAAATAGAGAACGTGCTTTCCTGACAGCAGCTACGATGGGTGTGTATACAGCAGCAACTATATCCGCAGCCAAACTCCTTGCTACTACAGAAGGTTTGTTATACACAGATGCCCAAAGACAACTTATCAGACAAGAAGAAAATGATTTATTAAACGAACGCATTAAGAATCAACTCTCTTTAAATAGTTTGTTATCAGGTGAAAGTGAAACCCTTAGAGATGTTAAGAATACCTATCTATTCATTACAGATGAAGAAGCTAAACGTATTGAAGCTAATAGAAAGTTAGTAACCCTTGCAGAAGCTTATGCTTCTAAGATGAAAGAACAAAAAGCTAACCCTTTAGGTGACTTTAGTAAAGTTGATTTTGATGTGTTTGGTGACTTTGGTAATCCTTTCAAAGAAGCTCTTGATGGTTTAAATGCTCTTGTAGGTGGAAGTGGTCAGTTAGAGTCGAATCTTGCTTTAGTTGCTGCTAAAATTGAAGACCTTAAAACACAATCTTTTGTTGAAGATATGTTTGGGAATCAAA